GTTCTCGGTAGTTGACACCACGGAAAGTCACTTCTTGATATGGGTTGAAGACTTTTCTGGAGACCAGTGCTACAAGATCTTGACCAGTTAGACTGCCTTCAATACCTAATCCACTATTAACTGCACCGAGGAATGATGCAGCTGCTCCAGCAGCAAATTCTGATTTGGCACTACCAGCAAACTGTTGCAGCAGAGCGATCGGATCACCAGCGGTTGCCTGAGAACCAAGTGCTCCGCCAATAGCAGCAACACCAGCGGCACCAAGAGTTGACTCGTTGTAGATTGTGTTGTATGATTCCGACAGATTATTAGGCAGGTACAAATAAATAGTACCAACTATCGCCTCTCCTCTGCTTCCACTCTGAGTGTTCTGATTGTACAGTCCTTGAGCATCACTACCACCAATATAGGTGTAAGGCGAACTCTTCTGTGAATCGTAGATGGTTATCTTTAGATAATCAACAACCTGGGGATCCTCAGTATCCAATGCATCAATCCCATCGTAAGATGAATTGACCTTTGATGGAAGTGTCCTGGGGTATACTAACGGAGATGCCATTGAAAAAACAACGTAGTTATCAGGGTAGGTTTCGACCTAGTTTCCCAGGAAAGTACAAAGGAGATCCTACAAACATTATTTATCGTAGTTTGTGGGAGCGAAAGTTTATGGTGTGGTGTGATAAAAATGAGAATGTACTTGAGTGGGGTAGTGAGGAGATTGTTATCCCCTACATCAGCCCTGTTGATAACAGGATCCATCGCTATTTTCCAGACTTTTATGCCAGAGTACGAACAAGGTCTGGAGGGATTGAGAAGTTCATTATCGAGGTTAAACCAAAGTCGCAATGTTCACCGCCTAAACAAAAAAAGCGACAGACACCTACCTATATAAATGAGGTGAAGACATATGCTGTCAATGCTGCTAAGTGGAAGGCAGCAAAAGAGTTCTGTGATGACCGCAAGATGAAATTCCTAATTCTCACAGAAAACGAACTCAAGGTATGAGTGTATTCACCGACATTAGAGATCTTGCAGATGGCAAGGCAATGGCACCATCTTGGTGGAGAAGTCAACTCTTTTTCTACCTGAATGGTCGTGGCGTAGATAGTATCATACCTGGAACGGCAGTTACATTTAAGTATGATGCTGCCAGGGGTGATAAGATGAGATTTTGGGACAAGTACCCTATGGTGTACCTTCTGGGTGAGGATTCGACACACTTCTGGGGTGCAAACGTTCACTACTTACCACCAGAACAACGTGTTTCTGGGTTCTCACCCACACCACCCACAGTGACACTACATAAATACTTTCGTAGCAATGTGCTCACTCCGTTATTCACCATTGAAAACTCTGAGTGGAATGATATTGGTTTAATTCCCTCTGAACAATTTGTAACTACTATTAACGGAAGGAATATTGAAATACCCAGATCTGCAGTCTTCTGATGCCAGCACCTAATTCGTTTACAGTTTTTAGAGATTTAGTCGCTACAGGTTCGTTTGAACCTTCTAGAGGCAATCTCTTTTCGGTTGAGATGGGTGTGCCTACCATCCTGTTTGCTCAACCAAATTTTAGGTTTGCACCTCAAGACTATTATAATGCAGTAAATTATTTTGCAGACTCTGTTTCTCTGCCATCCAGAAATATTACTACTGGTGAGCATAAAACTGTTGGTATCAAGAGAGCATACGCTACAGGTCAGACAGCGAATGAATTGACAATTTCATTCCTTATGACTAAGAATAATTGGCATAGAGATACATTTGAAAGATGGATGCACGCTATTGCTCCTGATAATGAGAATAGAGTAGCATTCTATGATGATTATGTTACAGACATCACGATTCGTAAGTGGGAAAGTGGTAGTAATATTAAAGCGAGAGCAGTTACTGCTGATGGTGACAGACGAGAGACTAGACTGAATAAAGCAACTGGTGTTTATAGATTTGTTGGTGCCTTCCCATACAACCTTTCGGGCATCACATATTCTAATGATGCACAGCTGATGAAGATGGATGTTATCTTCAAGTATGAAAGATATAGATTCACAACCAAGGTCAAGAACACAAATGAGTGGACAAATGAGGTTGTCTTGAACGATTTCGATCTTGTTTCTAATCTGTTGGGTAAAAATGGAATCAACACCCAGTTTGGGGTCTAAATAGAATTACTGACGTGTACTCTTAAACGATGCCTTTACCCAAACTGAGCATTCCTGATTATGAATGCGTTCTTCCTCGTGGACAATCTATAACCTATCGTCCGTTCCTTGTTCGTGAAGAGAAACTTCTCTATATGGCAATGGAAACTCAGGACAATAAGGAGATGATCAAAGCAGTTAAAGAGATTATCAAAAACTGCACGAGTGTGAAGAAGGTGGAAGATCTTGCAACATTTGAGATTGAATTTCTTTTCCTGAAGATTCGTTCCAAGTCTGTTGGTGAGGTGAGTGAATTCAAACTCACTTGTCCAGATGATGAGGAAACTCAGGTTGATGTGAGTGTCAATCTCGATGAGGTTCAAATTCAAATCCCCAAGGACCATACGAATGTGATTAAAATCACAGACGATGTGACTCTGACAATGAAGTATCCTTCTCTGGATGTCTTCGTGAAAAATAATCTTTCTGACAGCCCTGGTATCGATGATATTTTCCAACTTGCAGCTGATTGTACTGAAAGCATCGCTGAAGGTGATGAGTTGTATCAAGCCAAGGACTACAAGAAGGCGGAACTCCTGGAGTTCTTTGAGGGGATGAACTCACAACAGTTTAGATCGGTTCAATCTTTCTTTGAAACGATGCCTAAACTTTCACACGACATTGAGATTACTAACCCCAAAACGGGTGTTGTCAGCACACTCACTATTGAGGGACTTGCCAGTTTTTTCGGGTAGCCCTCGCACACGACTCTCTTTTGAATCTGTATGAGACGAACTTCGCTCTGATGCAGTACCACAAGTACAGTCTAACTGAACTTGAGAATATGATGCCGTGGGAGAGGGATGTGTATGTGAACCTCCTGCTTCGTTATCTTCGTGAAGAAGAACAGCGACAAAAAGCAGCGTCCAGACAGCAATCACTTTAATGGCAGCACTCAAAATACGTTCATTTATACCCGCAAAGACCAGTGGCGATGTTTCTGTAGATCCCGTCGCTGGTCTTACTACGTCTATCAATAGACTGGGTGCGACCGTAGAAGATTTGGGTAAGATTATCGTTGGGATGTATAAATCCCAATCAGATGCTGCTCTTGCTGCTACCAGGGCAAATCAACTTGCTCTTGATAGGGGTAGAGAGTCGAGGATTGAGAATAAAACTAAAACTGAAGTTGTAAAGGGGGCGAAACTAAGTACGAAACTGAAGGGAGATGGTGGAGGTTTCTTAGATCGTTTACTTGGTCCATTCAAGGATTTTATTGAGAAAGCACTAACCTTTTGGTTTTTGGATTGGTTGAGTGATCCGAAGAACAAGAATTTTCTACAAAAGACTTTACCTATCATTACTAATTGGGTAAAGACTGGATTCAAGACTGCTTTCAAGGGTATAGAACTTATTCTTGACGGATTTGGTGCTGATAGCCCCATTATGGGTGCTATGAAAATTATTGGTGGTGTTGGTGCACTGTGGTTGGCATCAAGAATCCTCCAACCGTGGAAGTTGATTGGTGATGCTCAAGCACTTGGAAAGTTGCTTGGTAGGAAGCAGGGATCGTCTAGTTCTGGACAAGATGGACCTGCAGGATCAGGAAAAAAACGACCATCGAGGAACCAACGTACATCAAATGCATCTAAGGCAGCGAGGCAAAGATATGCTCGCAGATATGGTGCAGATGCGGCAAGGAGGAGATTTGCAACTAGAGTACCTGGAAGAGCAGGATTTAAGGGAACAACTGCACTAGGTAGGGCGGGCAGATTCCTCAAGTCTGGTCCTGGTGCTGGTCTTTTGTCTGGTGTTGTATCTGTAGGAACCAGATTGGCTTCTGGTGATAGCGTCCAGAAGGCAGTTGGTGGTGGTATTGGTGCTACCATTGGTACCGTGGCACTTACGGCACTCCTGACGCCTGTTCTGGGTCCATTTGCTCCTCTTGTGGGGGGAACTCTCGGCGGATTCTTGGGTGACCAAGTTGGTGCATTTTTGGGTGACGCAATCACTCCCATTCTCGAACCACTCGGCAATCTGTTTAAGGAAATTATTCTCCCCCTATGGATTGCTAATATTAAACCTGTTGCTGAACCGTTCCAAGAACTGTTCCAAGAGGTTACAAATATATTCAAAAAGGTTGCTGCCTTCCTGAAACCTATTGTTGATCCTGCTGTCAAGAAGATGATCGACTTCTTGAATAGCAACATTATTGGTCCTGCGATTCAAAAATTGAGAGATTTTATTGGCGGCGCAGGTCAATTCATTCAGGATGCTGCTCAGCAAACAGGTAACTTCTTTACCAAGATCGATTTCCTTAATTTGTATAGCGGTAAGGCAGATAAGGCACGAGTTGCTTCTGAGGAAGCAGCACAACGAGTGAAGAAGGCAGAAGAGAATCTCGCTCATTATATGAAGCGAATGCAAGAAGAAGGTGGTGATAAGAGGGATCATTGGGGAGATAATACTCTTGCAGAAGATGTTGAAAACGCAAGACGACAACTCAATGAGGCAAAATATGAATCGAAAGTAAGACAGTCCGAATATGAAAAACTAAGAGCTGAGGCAGAGAAAAAGGCACAAGAAGAAGCTGATAGAAGAAATCTGGGTGATATACAAACTCCTAGATTCCAAGGAGATCCTGGTTCTGGAAACCATATTGTGACATCTGCTATGGGTAACCGTACCCTTGCTTTGTCACCTGGTATGCATATGGGTGTTGACATTTCCACTGCCATCGGTGAGAACTTGGTTGCTTTTACTAATGGTAAAGTTGAGGGGGTTGGATATGATAGTGGTTATGGTAACTGGGTGAGTTGGATTGCTAACGATGGTTATGGAAATTTCTATGGTCATATGGATAAACCTGCCTATGTACGCCCTGGGCAACAGGTGCAGAAAGGTGCAGTTCTTGGTGTGACAGGTAACACGGGTCGTTCTAGTGGTCCACACCTACACTGGGAGGTTGCTAGGAATCCTGCAGACACTGGAAGATCTAAAGCAAATGTATTGTCTAGGGTCAATCCTCTTGGTAGATACCACAAGGAACATCCGTTCGGTGGTGGTCCTTCTTTGTCACAACCTCAACTTGGACACGGTGGACAAGGTGGTTCTAGATCCAGCACCGCAACTGCAATTAGCGGTCTAAATAGTCCACGTACTCAAGAACTAAATGTTCGATCAGTTAATGAAGCTCGTGAAGCACTGATTGGTCGTCGTACCACCAAACCCATTGTTATTCTGCAACCGA